AACCCGATTAATGGGAACGGAAATCCAGAAATCCAAAATCCAGAAATCCAAAATCCAGAAATCCAAAATCCAGAAATCCAAAATCCAGAAATCCAAAATCCAGAAAACCATTTTGCAAAAACCATTCAACGGAAAAGCAAGGAAGATTTTTGGCATCGCAGACGAAGTCGAGAAGGGGATGAAAAATCGACGCGGTAGGAGTGAGCGAAGGCGGGAGGAGCGAAGCGAGGGCGAACTCTAGAATTGAACGGCAACCACAAAACAATTTCCACAAAACAATTTCCACAAAACAATTTCCACAAAACATTTTCCACAAAATGGCAAACCGCAAAATCGCAAACAAATCTTATTTTTGGCGACTTTTTGCTTCGGTTCCCAGCGTCTCGGTTCCAAAAAAAAAATATTCTATAATAATATAAAATGCCCAAGAAATCAGCAGTCATAATTGAAAGAATGGAAGAACAGATTGACCTTCTAAAAAAGAAATCAGAGATCCAAACAATGATTATCCGAGATTTAAGAAAAGAAAATATTAGATTACAAAAAAAATTTATTTTATATTTCAAAGTCATGGATGGTATCTCAGATACTTCAGATGAATGGATGAGCACTGACGATGATTCAGATTAAACGCATACATAATTAATATTTTCTAATATATAATTATAATAATGGATGAATATGAACAATTCTATCCAAAACATAATAATTTTGATGAAGACACATTGATGCGAATGGATGAGATAAAAGAACTTATTAATGATGGTCTTACACCACAAGAGCGTATTATATTGTTAATGGAAGAACTTGCTGAATTAAAAATTAATTACAATCTACATACACAACCAGTAAAAATATGTCAGTCTTGTGATGAATTAAAGCATGCTTGTTTTTTTAAAATTAAAAATAAAAATAATAAACATTGTCAATATTGTTTGAAAAAAAAACATATGATAATGGAAAAGAATAGAAAACTAAGAGAAAATACGAAAATATATTGTGAGATTTGTGATTGTTATTTGACTTTATATGCCGATTACAAATACAACGCAATAATAAAACAACACGATGAATCAAAAAAACATCAGAGAAATTTACAAAAAATAATGAATTCTATTTAATAACTATATTAATTAGAATAAAATGAAATATGTTATTGTTTAACTGACTTTTTTAATTGGTATATTTAATCTAACACAAGCGTGTTTGTATTAAGCACCTTTGCTAATCTGAGGTAGCACAGGTATGTATCTACACGCACTGATTCAGCAATACCTTCCTGTCTAAGATTGATAATAGCAGAGCGAGAGTTTGATACAGTGTAACCAGCGAGATCGCTAACATTCGATTTACAGTATGAAAACACACAAGCGCCGTTGTTGAATACATCACCTACAGCACCAGTATTGGCAGAACCAAGGAACTGTTCAGGATTAACACTTGTTGGGTTCCATGCTTCAAGTTTGTTCTGCTCTTCTAATGCGAAATAATAAGATTCATTTACATTGTCAGCGTTAAGCGGGCCATCAACCTGAAGAGGTTGGTTAGGGAAGTAATCCGCACCAATTTGACTTTGTATTTTCTCGTAATTATAAGGAGCAGAACACACGTGATCAGCGCCAGCAGTGGAAAGGTCACCAGAAAGACGAGTGATAACAGTGTTTCGAAGTGCTTTAGATACAGCCTTTTTAATATCGTAGTTAATGACATTAGTGTTTTGAGCGACAATAGTGTTGTAGTGTTCTTTATATAAAAGATTTAAACCTTGATTTGCCATCTCAGTGACTTTACGTTGGAAAGCATCATTAAGGGTGTATTCTTTAAGGTGGATTTCAGGACGGTCAACTGTATAAGAAGCAAGACCAGCAACTGCGGATTGATTTACTGAGCAAAAAGCATCATCAGGGTCAGCAAGGCGGATTTCGATACGCATACCAGAACACATCTGAGCAGGGAGAAGAGCACCATTCACAGGATTGAAACAAGTGAAGATATCTTGAAGGGGAATAATGAAAAGTTTTCCAGTAGCAGGGACGGCATCCGCATATACATTGAGAGTTCCGACTTCTTTACGAGTGGTGAAACCTTGAGATTTGCCTACAGTCTTTAACCAGTTTTCAGATTTCTCATAACGTTGCATATGACGGCAGAGAAGACCAGCATTTTCAGTTCTAGTAAGTTCTTTACCCGTTTTAGTTCTGATAACAATACGTTCAAAAAGGTTACAAGCAGAACCAGCACCGAAGCAGTGGGCACCATCAGAAGGAACAACACGAAGTCTAAGATAAGAACAGGCAGGGTCAACAAAAGAAGATCCAGATTGTAAATCCCATACCATGGTGTTACCGTTAGAGTAGGCATTTTGCTGAGGATACTGAATAGTGTGATGTGCTTTAGTAGCAATAGCAATCTGGGGAGGCATACGATAAGAAATTTTATTTACCTGTAAAAGAGAATCAACAAGTTTTCCATCCATTTGAGTGTTCATCATTGGGTCGTTCGACATTACTATATATATATAATAAATAAAAAAATTTTTATATATTTCTATATTATATATGTCATACGCACTACCAATTTTAGATTCTAACGGAAATATGCCAAGATACGGTGGAGAATTTCAAATTCTATATAATGCTCAATTACGTGGAGACCAACAAAATCCAGTGACTGTTGAAAGAGATTTTAATACTGGACAGAAATTCACCTTATATGAACCTGATGGAGTTTATAACCAATCTTTAATTTTTGAGAACAATGACGATGCTGATGAAGACCAGCAATATACATATGGTCAATCTGTTCAAAGAATTTTAAATGATTCTAATGCTAATCGACCCATGACCAAAGATGAAAAAATTAACTCGCTTTATAGTTCTGAAAGTTATGATCCTAGATTTAGACAGGAACTTGTAAATGAATCTATAAAAGATAAATCAAATATGTTTTCACTTACATCTCAAGACTTTGTGAGAGAAGTTCAGGAGAGTAACCTGAATTTTGACAGGAATGAAAATCTATATAATTTAAATCCATCAATCCAAGGTCAGTACAATCAACTGTTAAATCTTGGACAAAGAAAAATGTTTAACGACCCATTAAATGTTGGATTATCAGGATTATTTGAAATGGCAAAAGAACAACAGAAAACTCAAGCAAAACAACAGAAAGCAAGAACCAGATTTGAAGGTGCCAAGTATAATACAGAAACACTTAATGAGAGATTCAAGAAGAATGTGGCAGGATTATATTAAAATTTCTATATGTTTATTATTTTTATAAAATAAATTCTAAGTTAAATATAAAAAACTATAAAAAACTATAAAAGATGCCAAACTATCAAAACGGAAAGATTTACAAAATACGCAGTGAAATTGGAAACTGTCAATATTATGGTTCTACAACTAATAAATATTTGTGTAACAGGTTAGCGTCACATAAACAACAATTATCTAGAGGTGGCACCATTACAAGTAAAGAGGTTTTGAAATATGATGACGCTGTTATATCATTAATTGAATTATACCCATGTAATAGTAAATTAGAATTAAATTCCCGTGAAAGATATTATATTGAAAACAATGATTGTGTGAATAAATATATACCTACAAGAACAAAAAAAGAATGGATTGATGATAATAAAGAAAACATAAAACATAAGAAAAAAGAATATTATATTAATAATAAGAATAAAATTGAACATAAGAAAAAAGAATGGAGAACACAAAATAAAGAAAAAGTAAAATCATATAGTAAAACGAATTATATAAAAAATAAAAAAAAGAAAAAAGAATATGGGGTGCAGTATAGAGAGAAAAAAAAAGAACAAAGATTTATTTGCGAATGTGGTAAAAGTGTAAGTGTATTAAATGGTAATCATAAAAAAACTAATTATCATAAAAATAATATCAAACAATAATATATAATGTCAAGTGAGAGATTTAGACATATCAAATTTCAAAGGTCATCTAGAAGAGATAAAAAGTATATGGCAATAATAGAAGACATTACAACAAAAAGACGTCAGAAAGTTCATTTCGGTTCTAGACAACCTTTAATGGAACACTACCGAGATGATACTGGATTAGGACTATATAGAAGTTTAAATCACTTAGATCCAAAAAGACGCAAAGCATACTTAGCAAGACACGCAAACACAATGACAAAGAAGTACAGCCCTTCATGGTATAGCGCGAAATTTTTGTGGAACGCTCAAATATAAATTAAATATATCTATTTAGTTTATATGGATAATAATGACGATTTTAAAGAAATAACACTAATCGACCCTTACGATATGGAACTATCTATGACTGACACAGAAAGTGATTACACTGAAAGTGATTACGAAGACATATCTGAAAATGAAAAATATAATATCTTAAATTCTATATTATTAAAATCTGGTTTTTTTAATGAACCTGAAGAGGACTTATCAAATTATTATTATGTTTGCACAAAATGTAATCAGTTAGTGTATTATTACCAAAAAAGAGACCACGTCAGAAGTCATAAGAATGATAACAAATGTTGTGTAATAAGTTAATCATCTTTTACATGTTCAATAAGTTCTGTTTTCTTATATGTTTTTCTATTACTCCTATTATACTTAATTAATCTACTTATATTCTTTTTTGTTATTGTTTTTTCTATAACAAAATAGTAAGGATTACAATACAATTTTATTGCTTCCATAAAATATTTCATTCTAAGGTATTCTTGGAAATATCCGATAATCATTATACTATTAACATATATTTTTTAAATTTTTCAATTTCTGTTTATAACTTAATTTATGATATTTTTGTTTTTGTGATAGATGTTGGTTCGGACTATTAGGCGGACATAATATATAATTACCGTTTTCGCCTCCTTCTACGTTTTTTAATTCTTTTACGAATGAAACCGTTTTTTTTTTTACAGGTTTTTTCACTGTCTTATTTGTAGAAAAATTATCATTTTTCAAGCGTTGTTTAATGTTAGCACATTTATCAACGGTTATTTGTCTTTTCAAAGCAACAGGTGTTTCAATCGAATCCTTAAGTATATTTGGAACTTTTTTATCTGATGACTTTATTTTTTGTAGGTCAAAAGGAATTTTCGGTTCTATTCTTACCTTTTTCATTTTTAGTTTTGATAATGTTACCTGTTTCATCAATACCTGTTTTCTATTAACATCTTTTTCTTTTGGATAATCATTTTGTGATTCATATTCCCATCCCAACCAATAATATGCTGAACGCCACCATCCACGTCTATGTTCTTTTTTATCAACTGGTTCCACTTTTCCAAACTTCTTTTCATACGGTGTTTCCATTATACTATATCCCTATATTTTATTTTCCGGTGAAGTTTATACTTTGAATATCTGTTGTTGTAGTGTCAATATATCTGTATTGTATTTTTATTAAATCACCAAACTGCATTTTTTCTAAATAAATAATATTACAACTTGCTACTCTTCCATCTTTTGCTTGTAAAGCAGAAACCTGTGATCCAACTAACTCAACATATCCAGAACCTGAATCTTTTACCAATCTAAATTGTATCTCATCCTCTTTTGAATCATTGTCATAATTTATTTGAATACCAAACTGAATATCATGTGGGTCTTTATCAAAATAATACAATTCAATGTTATTACTATTATCACCAATATCCAAACCAGTACTTGTTACACCTGTATCAACTAAACCTGAATCTTGTTCTTTGTAATTTGTAAGATTAGGAAATATGCCAGTCATATCAACAATATATAATATATCAGTTCCTGCCAATACAGTTTCAACATCAACGATATATCCATATTTAGATGTATCAGTTACAGATACGAGATAATTACCTTTTGTATATGAACCACCAGTGACACCAGTTGCTATAAATTTATAAGCAAATCTCTTTGAATTAATAATTGGATTAATACTTGTAATAGGTATATCTAAATCAATATAGGTTGCCGAACTTACTGAATTATTTAAACCACAAGAACATTGAAGTATCGGTTCAGAATCTATCACCCCGATATTTCCCGATATCTCATAAGTTTCTATTGCTTTAACATTATAGTTATCAAAAGTATCTGCTCTTTGATAATTTATTAATGGTTCTACTCCTCCAGTTCTGATGAATGTATTACCAGAAATAACACCAAGTTTTGTCAATGAATTTTCTGAGAAGTCAATGCCAGTTTCTTGGTCTCTTGGATGAATAATATTTGATACAACATTAACAGCATTAAAACCCAATACAACAGGCGTCAATGTAGCATCGGCAAAGTTTATCATTTTCAAAGTGCTTGATGCTTGTGCTCCTTTAAACAATACAAATTTATTTCCCCTTATCTCACAACTTAATCCATCAGCAATTGATAATCCAAAGTTTGTATATATACCTGAAGGTGAACCACCACCGCCATTGAAAAATGATGACAATACATTTGATGTTCCAAAACCTCTTACAGATCCAAGTGAGAATGGAAAGAATATATTACAAGTATCAATGAAAAATCTTTTATTTCTACCATAGAAAGGTGCTGATGCTCCTGTATTAAAATTGGTAGCAGAGAATAAACCAACATTTGAATTGCTGAAATGACCACCACCGCCAAATACAGATAAATTTGATATAACCAAATTTTGGTCAACTGCTTTGAAACCAATAATATTTGCCGAAGTTTCATCAAAAGTTAACGATGCTGATAATGATTCACCTTTGATAACATTATTGATTCCGAATTTAAAACCTTGTGTCACTGTTACATCTCCATGAATGACATATGTGATATTATCTTGTAATTGGTAGAAATCAAATCCACCTTCAGTAATAGTTGACTCTTCAAAAAATCCATTAGCATCGTATATATGGACAGTTTCAACTAACCCTGAACTATTATCCAATTCAAGTCTATCTGTTTTTTGGACAATCTTTCTTTCTGTCCCTCCTACATATTTATGTGATGATAGATTACCAATAAGTGTTTCAGCACCTGGATCAGAAAGTATTGATACATTACCACCACTTGTAATTGCCATATCACTTGTATTTGTTATATTTGAGACATTTGTGATATCATTACCTACCATATTTAAAGTCCCACCCATGGTTACATTAGGAGAGGATACAACAACAGCGGAAGATAAAAAGGTGATTTGATTATTCCCAAATATAGTAATATTTCCGTTATTAAATAAATTGACCGCCCCTCCCCCTGATGATAATAGCAAATCTTGTCCCGTGCGTGCTATTACTCTATTAGCGGTCAAATCTATACATTTTATATCGGTTGCGTTCTCGATATTGTTAGTTGTCATATCTAATAAACCGCTCATAACTATACCATTAGCACTAATATTCATTAAATTATTTGACATTAGCGTAGTATTTCCATTAACATCTAAAACTATTGATGATCCTGAGGTGTATAATTCGATTTCTTGAGCGGTTGTCCTAAAAAGAAAATTAGGAGCTATTAAAATATTAGAACCAAGACTAACTGCTTCAATTGTTAAATCTGACCCTGAATTTGATTTAAGTAAATTAGTCTCAATAACTGAAGAATTTAATAACTGATTAGTTTTACAATCTACATTTGTAAGAGTATTAATAGTCCCACTTAATGAGTCTAAATCTAAACCTACATTACCATCTATTAATAATGTCCCGCTATTATTAACTTCACCTACATCTTTTAATCTATCACCACCAAATTTTGTTTCACCGCCACTTCCGCTTATAATTGCTACGTTTGTTAATCCTAAATTATTCACATCTAATAATGACGTTAGTGGATTCGTCACCACATTCGGTGCTGATATTAAATTTGCTGTTATTGTTCCTTGTGCTGTAACATTATTAACCGCAAGTGTATCTACATTTATAATGTTGAATCCACCACCGTCAAGGTTTTCAATCATTGGATTCCTGACATCACCACCAGAACCACCGCCACCACTTATGATTGCTGTTGCGGGTATATCATCGCCTTCTAATTTATATGTCACTGAGAAATTTGAATTTAGTGGTCGAGTCGTGCTCAGTGTAGAATCCGAGGCGGTTAATGTTATTCTTATTACTCCTTCACTTTGATAAGTAATATTTGTCACTTGAAATAGACTATTCCCTCCCGTTCCTACCGGTGGTGCTGTTACCATTTTAGTATCAAATAGATCCAGACTCGGCACTGTGACATCAAATGCTTGATTTCTTGATGTTTGAAAAGTAAATGATGGAGTCAATAAACCAACATTAAATATAATTGTGACAAAATTACCATTTTTAGTATAATATGTTTCATTATTATAAAAAAAGGCATCAACATAAAACGGATTACTAAAAGTCTGTGTGTATTTTCCTGAATCAAGATATTCTGATTTACCTTCCGCGTCTCCTACCAATATCTGTTCTTGAACTGTTAATGAACCATTAATGAATGTATCACCATTATGAACATTTGCTATACTTCTTCCTGAACTATCCATGTTATTATATAATATACTTATATAATAAAATATTGATTAATGAAACATTTTTAAAAGTATGCTTTAACCATTATCGATATATGGTGGTTATCTGGTAATGTGAGAATCTTTCCACTGGCATTTCGAATTTTTATATCTATAACGTTCAATGCTCTTTGGTCGTCATAGATGATTTCTGCCAATTCATCATCATTGTTCTGTCTATGTGCTACACCACCAAAAGCAGTTTCATTTAATGATACAGTTTCTAATAATCCAATGGTAGTATTAGCACCTCCATCCATACCATGATTAGATGCGAGTGCTTGAGAATGTATTTGAACATATTGAAGTGGATTAAGATTCCAAGGGTTGGGCATAGTTAGAACAGTATTCTGTGCTAATGTATTACTAAAACCGATAAGTTCTTTCATTGTGGATGTATTAAGAAAACTAACATTATTATTCAAAGGATTTGTAGCAGTGGTAAATGTAAATGTTAATTGATTAGTGTTTGTATTTTTAGTTATAGCAACAACACATCCATCAACCAATTCAGCATCAATAGCAGTTTTTAAAGCAACAATAAATTCATCAATGTTATACTGACCTGGAGTTACAATTGCCTGTACAAGTCCCAGTCCATTCTGGTTTAGATCTAATGTATTATTATCAGCATCAACATTGTAAAACTGATTAGGAACAAAAACATCTTTCACTAAAATCTTTAAAACTTCTTGTGATATACTGTCTTGGATTTGCACTCGAAAGTTGCTGTTAGTTCCTGAAATTTTATCGCGAGAGTTTATTACAATAATCTTTTCTGTGGGCATCTTATATATTATATATACAAAATAATTATTCTGTTTTATTCAAATTCAGGATCGTGTCCAAATTTTTACGATAACGGGTTTCAGGCGGTTCTCTCATATTTATATGTAAGAAACTATATCTATCATGTGTAGCGTGTTTAATAAGATTTTCAAAGTCTTTCTTCTTTGTATGTGGCGGTGAAAATTCCTGAGCAAGTATCTCTGTCTCTGAACCATTACCAGCAAATATAAAAAGGTTGTTTGCCTGTAATCTACATACACGTGGTATTTTGTTGAAACTCTGAGTGCATACCCAAGTTGATATTCCTAAATGTCTATTTTGTATATACATCTTTGTAAAGAAAGAACTGTTCATAAATTTTGTTTGTGATATTATGTCATCAAATATGATTAGTATGCGAGGAGCCTTATCTAGGCCTTTTTTCTCTATCAATTGTTTTTGCACCTTTATTATATGTTGTAATGGTCCTTCAAAATTACTATCATACATTCTTGATGGTGGTATATCCAAATACATTGGTAAATCATCATGATGACAGGTTGGTGAAAATAAAAAAACTAAATCAAAGTAACCAGATTTTGGATCATTTTTATTTGTCTTACCAAAATACTCAGGTCTATCAGCAAGATTAACTAATAGGTTAGACTTACCACTTCCAGACCTACCACAGAAAACAACAGCACTTGCGTGTCTTGGAATAACATTCTGTTCCATCAATGGGCGTTGTTTGATTTTATGTTTGTTTGTGTCATATCTAACTATTTTTAAAATATTATCTTTGTTTTTCAGTTCCTTTGGTCTTTTTGGTTTTTTAGTTTTCTTTTCATCTTCTTCTGCCATATAGTCTTGATAGGGCAATAAGTCCCACCCTTTCTGGTCTGGCTCTGTATTGTCATCTGGGTTGTTATAATCGAAGTCGTTGAATAAAGGCATATTTATATATATTATACACATATATAAATATTTGTATGAAACGAATTATTGTTGTTCGATGAACTTTAAATGTTTTTTGCTTTTGATATGTCTTGCTTTATTAGCTTTAGTGTAATTATTACCACATTCACAATTTATAACAGTATTTTGTCTTTTTCTAATTTTTTCTTTATTTTTTGTTTGATATTCTTTACATTTTTTTAAAATTATCTCTTTATTTTTTTCATAGGAATGTTTTTTTTTTATTTTTATTTTTTCTGTATTATTTTCACGCCATTGTTTTTGTCTTTTTATTATTATCACTCTATTTTTTTCACGATATTTTTTGTCGTATTCTGATCTTTTTTCTTTATTTTCTAATTGATATTGTTTACATTTTTTTAAAATTATCTCTCTATTGTCTTGATAATGTTGTTTTTTTGTTCTTCCTGGTATATATTTATTTACACAATCTAATTGTCTAATATATTCTGCTTCTTTTGCAACTAATTCATATTTACTATTACATGGGTATGTTTCCAGTAAAATAATTTTAGCATCTGGATATTTTAAAACCAAAATACTTGTAATCCCACTT